ATTAATGGTCATGCTGATTTTTCAGCAACAGTATCAGATGCAGTAGTAACAGTAACAAGAGCAACTGTTGGTAGAGAAAATTTAACTAATGTATCTTCTGATACTGCAAGACTAACAACAACTAATTTTGTCGGTGGAACTCCTTTAACTGGAGATGCTACTGATTATATAACTTTTACTCAATTTGGAAATTATGTAATTGTTAGTAATGGTGTAGATGCACCTCAATTTTATTTAATGGGAACATCATCTGCTTTTGCAAATCTTTCAACTATTGGAACATCAGGTACTGTACCAGTATTTAGATGTTCAGGTGTTATAAGAGATTTTTTAGTAACAGGTAATCATGTTGGTGCATCCAATAGAATACAATGGTCAGGAATTAATGATATTACAACTTGGGAATCAGGTACTAAACAATCAGACTTGCAAGACCTACCAGGATCAGGTGGACAAATTGTTCACATAACTTCTGGAGAGATTGGTTATGTATTTAGACAAAATTCTATAATTCGTATGGATTATGTCGGTGGTGCAACAGTATTTAGGCTATCAATGATTTCACCTAATAGAGGTGCAGTATATGGAAGAACAGTATGCCAAGATAATCGTAGAGTTTTCTTTTATGCTGATGATGGATTCTTTGAAGTTAATGGAGATCAAGTTACAGCAATAGGTGCAGAGAAAGTAAATAGATTTTTTGATTTAGATTTAAACAAAGCATTCTCTGATAGAATAGTTGCAGCTACAGATCCTTTTAATCAATTAGCAATTTGGTTATATCCATCTTCTGCTGATACATCTAATACTACTGGAATTTGTGATAAAGTTTTAATTTATAATTATGCTACTCAAAAATGGTCAACTGCTACTACCAATGCTAGTACAATATTTTCTCAATTTGTTGGAGCTTATACAGTAGAACTTATGGATATTATTTCAGAAAACTTAGATAATATTAATATATCACTAGATACTGATTTTTGGTCTGGTGGACAATTATTACTTGGTGCAATAGATAGTGATTATAAAGCTGCAATTTTTTCAGGTACAGATAATATTGGAGAAATAGAAACTACAGAATTAGAGTTGTTTCCAGGAACAAGATCGTCTATAATAGGTGTAAGACCTATAGTAGATGCAACAGCTACAGTTACTTTAAAAACTAGAGATAGACTTGCTGATAGTGCTACAGAATCAACTTCTTCAAGCATGAACTCAACAGGTATTAATCCAGTAAGACAATCTGGAAGATATGTTAAAGTTAATGTTAAAATACCAAGTGGAGGAGCTTGGAAAGATGCACAAGGAATAGATTTAGTTGCATCAAGATCAGGGTTGAGATGACAGATAAAACTGATATAGATAATGTTAGATACAGTTTTGAAACACAAGAGTTTTTTCAAAGACAAATTGAGGAAGCTATTAACGCATTAATAAATGAAAAAAATCAAGAAAATAATAAAGCATTTGCTTGGTTCTTAGGAGATTAAAATGGCAGGTATAAAAGATTATTCCACAACCCAAGCAAGTAATACTGATCTTAATGGTATTTCTACTGCTGAAGGAATGCTACCTTCTAATCTAAACAATGCAATTAGAGCATTGATGAAAAATACTAGAGAATGGTTTAACGATAGTCAATGGGTAGAGTATGGAGATGGTTCAGGTGCTTACACAGCAGCTTATGTAAGTGGTACTGCATTTACAATTGCAGGTGTTGATGTAACTTCTTTTTATCATGCAGGAAGAAGAATAAAATTAATTGCAGCAACTCCTGGTACAATTTTTGGAACAATTAGTTCATCATCATTTTCAACAAACACAACTGTTAATGTAACATGGGATTCAGGTTCATTATCAAGTGAAGCTATAACTAATGTTTTTGTAGGTGCTTTATCAAAAACTAATTCATCTATTCCTACAGAAATTATTGGCACAACTAATATTGCAGATAGTGCTATAACTTCAGCTAAAATTGCTAATAGTACAATAGTTGCAGATGACTTAGCATCAAATGCAATTACAACAGCTAAAATTACAGATGGAAATGTTACTCAAGCTAAACTAGCATCAGACTCAGTAAATGGAACTAAAATTGCTGACGAATCAATAAATTCAGAACATTATGTAGATGGTTCTATAGACACAGCTCATGTTGCAGACTCACAAATTACTCTTGCTAAACTTGCAAGTGATTCAGTTAACTCATCTAAAATTGTAGATGACTCAATAGTAAATGCAGATATAAATTCTTCAGCAGCAATAAACTTTTCTAAAATGGAAAATCTTACTACTGCAAGAGCTTTAGTATCTGATGGTAATGGAGATGTATCTGTTAGTGCTGTTACATCAACTGAAGTAGGACACTTAGATGGAGTAAGCTCAAATATTCAAACACAACTAGATGCTAAAGGTGCGTCTAATGCTAATTTAGTAGCGATTGGTGATTTAGCAAAAACAGATGGTAATTTAATTGTTGGTAATGGATCAACTTGGGTAGCTGAAAATGGAGCTACTGCTAGAACTTCTTTAGGACTTGGTTCAATTGCAACTCAAGCTGCTAACAATGTTTCAATATCTGGTGGAGCTGTAACAGGATTAGGATCTCCATCTGCCAATTCAGATGCAGCAACTAAATCTTATGTAGATGACTTAGTAGCTGGATTAAGAACTAGAGTTATTGCAGAATGTGCTTCAACATCAAATGTAAATATATCAAATGCTTTAGAAGCTGGAGATGCTATTGATGGTGTAACCTTAGTTGCTGGTGATAGAGTTCTTTTAAAAGATCAAAGTACAGCTACTGAAAATGGTTTATACCTTGCGGTAAGTTCTGGTGCATCATCAAGAGATCCTGAACATGATAGTATTGCAGAATTATCTGGTGGTATGGTTGTAGTTAATCAAGGTACTGCAAATGATAATAAAATATTTTTATGTACGACAGACAGTAGTGGATCATTAGGATCAACAAATATAACTTATACTACAATTACTCCACAAAATGTTGGAACAGTAACTTCAATAGCAACTGGTACAGGAATTGATGGGGGTACAATTACATCTTCTGGAACAATAGCAATTGATTCAACTGTTGCTACACTTTCTGGTACACAAACTTTAACAAACAAAACTTTAACTACTCCTAAAATTGGTACTTCTATTTTAGATACTAATGGAAATGAATTAGCTAAATTAACAGCAACTGGTTCAGCAGTAAATGAATTTACAATTGCAAATGCTGCAGCAAGTGGTAGTCCAACTTTATCAGCAACTGGTGGAGATAGTAATATTGATTTAGATTTATTAGCTAAAGGTACTGGTCATGTAACTATTAGAGGAAACTCTAATGTAGGTACACTTCAATTTAATTGTGAAAACAATTCACATGGTCAACAACTTAAAGCACAACCTCACTCTGTAGGTAGTTCAGCAGTATCAACTTTACCTAATGTAACTGGAGAATTAATTTCTGGAGATGCTTCTGGTAATGTAGTTACAACTGGTGATGTAACTTTAGCAAATAATAAAAAAGTAATTTTTGGTGATGCTGCAGAAAATATAGTAGGTGATGGAACTGATTTAACAATATCTTCTAGCAATGAAATAAATACTGTTTCTGCTGGAACTGGTAATAATTCTACTTTACTAACTTCTGCTGGAGGTATTTATTTAGATGCCAATGGAAATGCTATTAGATTAGATGCTACAACAACTGTAAATTTATATCAATCTGCAACTCTTTATGGAAGTTTTAATCATTCTAGTACCAATTTTGAAGTAATATCAAAAGTTAATAATGGAGATTTAAAATTTAAAGGTCAAGATAATGGATCAGAAATTACAGCTTTAAATTTAGATATGTCAAAAGCTGGAGCAGCTACTTTTAATGCAGCAGCTAATGTAACTCAACAAGCATTAACTTCTTCATCAAATGCTGTAGCTTGGGATGCAACAGAAAAACCAAACGCAGTTCATATAACAACAGAAAACACAACCTTTGCCGCACCAACTAATAATGTTGAAGGTGCTTTTATTGCTTTAGAAATTAATTATAACGGTTCACACACTATTGCTTTTAATACTGTATTTGAATTTGCAGCATCAACTGCACCAACATTCACAAGTGCAGATGGTAAGACAGACATATTAGTATTTAGATACAATGGTGCTGTATGGCAAGAAGTTGGTAGAACATTAAACCTAAGTGAGAGTTAAAATATGTACGCAATAGTAACAGATAACGAAATAACAAAATTTATTAACCATCCTAAATCTATGGTTATAGGTGATGTAAGATACCCTGCTAAAATATTTTCTGTATGGTCAGCTTCTGAATTAAATGCCATAGGTATTTATGAAGTAGTATTTGATAACAGTAATAAAAAAGATGAACAATGGTATATTAATACTAATCAATCTTATGATTTTGATGGTAATGAAGTTACTGCTTCTTATGGTGCTGCTACACCTAAAGCTCATGCAGATAGTTTATGGACACAAGATGAGATTAATGATGGAGATGCACCAGAAGGTATTTCACCTGGAGATGTAAAAGTTGAGGGTTTAAAAACAGTTTTAATTAAAGATTTAAAAACAACAGTTGCTAATGAACTTGCTAAAACAGATTGGTACATAACTAGAAACACAGAAAAATCTACTGCTATACCAAGTGCTATATCTACTCACAGAGATGCTGTTAGAACTAAACAAGCAAGTATGGAAACTCAAATCACTAACGCAAGTGATACTCCAGCTCTTGAGACTTTATACACATACACTACAACAGATGGTGTTCAATCAAGACCATTAGGCGAACTTCCAACATTGGAGAGTTAATGATTATTCTTGGAACTAACTCCATAAAAGACACAGGATTTGATGTAGCTAACTCATTAAGGTTTAATACTGGCAGTAGTGATTATTTAAATAGAACTGCAACAAGTGGAAACAGACAAGTTGCAACATTTTCTGGTTGGTTAAAAAAAGGTAGTAATGGTGTTGATACAAATAGAGTATTTTTAGAATATAATAGTGGTACTAATTATTTTGAAATTAGATGGAGAGATGCTGATAATTTACGAATTTATGAAGAATTAAATGGTGGTACTGGTTTTGAATTAATTACCAATAGATTATTTAGAGATCCCTCTGCATGGTATCATATTGTAGTGGCAATAGACACTACACAAGGAACTGCCGCAAATAGAATTAAATTATATGTAAATGGAGTTCAAGAAACTTCTTTTGCTACTGAAACTTATCCATCTCAAAATTACAATGTTCAAATGAATGTAGCTAACAAAGCTGTACAAATTGGTGCTTATTCATTTTCTGGATCAAATTATTTTAATGGTTACATGTCAGAGATGGTATGGCTAGATGGAACTGCTGCAGCAATAACTGATCTAGGAGAATTTGACGAAGATAGTGGAATATGGAAACCAATAAATGTATCTGGTTTAACATTTGGCAACAATGGATTTTATTTAGACTTTGAAGATAGTTCAGCTTTAGGAAATGATGCCGCTGGTTCTAATAACTTTACAGTTAATAACCTTACAGCAATAGATCAGTCAATAGATAGCTGCACAAATAATTTTGCAACATTAAATCCTTTAGCTGGAAGAAATAATCCTAATGCCTATTACGCAACTTTTTCTGAAGGAAATTTAAAACTTGTAGGAAATAGTTCTACAAATAATGGAAACGCATTTTCAACAATGGCATTTAATACTGGTAAATGGTATTGCGAAGTAAAAATGGTTGACGCAGACAATAGTCTTTTTCCATGTGTTGGAGTTATAACAGAAGATTTAGTAGCTAGTGCTAATAGTCCTAGTAATGCTGGACAAATAGGTCAAAATGACTCTGATACAGTTGCTTATGCTCCTGATGGAGAAAAAGTTGTTGGTGGAACTGAAAGTTCTTATGGAGATACATTCACAAATAATGACATAATAGGTATTGCAATAGATTGCGATAATGGAGCAGTTTATTTTTCTAAAAATGGAACTTTTCAAGCATCTGGCGATCCAACATCAGGTGCAAGTAAAACAAATGCTGCTATGACATTTACACCAGGTAAATATTATTTTTTTGGTGGTTCTGTTTATAAAAATACTAATGACATAGAGTTTAATTTTGGTTCTCCACCTTTTGCAATCTCATCAGGCAACACAGATGGTAATGGCTATGGAAATATGGAATTTTCAGTTCCAAGTGGCTACTATATTTTGAATAGCAAGAACCTAGCGGAGTATGGATAATGGCTT